ATTCGTGTCCCACGCCTGATCCGTTTGGATCAACGCGGCCTTTAAAACTCCCGTGGTTGTGTCCGAACCTAGGAAATCCCCAGGACAAACATCAACAAGAGTCGCAGGCAAAGACAACGTACGAATGTCCGTGTCATCAGGAACATGACCGTACTGGTTCATTACATCGAGGCACCGTGGCATTTCGTCACTCCAAAAACACAAAGATCAATTTTGAATTCAAAAGCCCGTACGGCGGTTCAAGACACTTTCAGACCAAGCGACTTGTATATGTCGTAAGAAACAGAAGCCTTCGACTCTTTGTTCTTCCGAGTTGGCACGTATGCTGGCTTCTTTTCTTCGACTTCTTCCTTGATGACGACTTCCTCGTCAACTTCGACTTCTTCTTCGTCAGGTGCGTCAACCAGCATCGGAGATAACTTAGCCAAAACACCTGTGAATTTCTTGCGGGTATCCGCCTTCATCTCACAAGCACACTCGACGATTTCGCCAAGTAGTTCACTCTTGATCTCAACCCCCTCAAACGCATCGCTGACTTCTTTCTCGACTTCAGACTTCAGCTTGGCGGCTGCGTTCGCAGACTCTAATGCATCCAGACGAACCTTCAGGTCGGCCGCTTCCTTTTTGGCAGCGTCCAACTCTGCTTGTTCAGTGACTGACTTCGAGTTGTCTTTCAACAACTCTGTTACAAGTTCAGGATGCTTTTCGCGTAGGGTCTTGAGATCCATTATTTCATCTTCCTCAGATTCAAAAATTCCGTCCGTCGTGCCGGGCCGCGTCACAACGTCAAGAGAACGCAATACCTCAATTGACTCAATAACCTGATCGCCTGTCTTATTCCGACGACCATCGTCCGCATACTTCACTGCAGAGTTAATGCTCATCCCGAACGTGTTCGGAGCAAACAACACATCCCAAATAAATTGCTCGGCGACCTGATTCTTCGGGTTGAAGTGGATGTCGCCAAAATGTCCCTGTCCAGGAACATACTTCACTTCCTTGCCGACGACGCCAAACTTATCTTTGTAGGATCGTGCGTCCGTCGCCGTCTTTGGATGGTCAATGTATATCGCAGCGCCCGAGAGCAATTTCTGGGCTGACACACGGACACCAGGTGTGTCGTAGTCTCGCCTGTTCTTCGAACGAATCCCCAACAACTTCACCCCACGAATAATCCCCTTCTCGCGATCAATGCGATCTTCGGCAATTGCCTCAAATGCATCTTCGGTTTCAAGGGCGTCATTCACTTTTAAGGTTCCGGTGGTGGAGGCGGAGGTGGTGGCTTCTTTTTATTTTTGTTGCAAGCACACATTTTTCATTTCCCCGTTTCAGCGTTTTGCCGAAATCAAGTAAATTCGTTTGTAAGCACACCTTTTCAGTTGTGCAACTCATTTCTGTATAATTTTTTCCGGATTTCCCTTCGAGACTCCTTTTTCCTTCATTGGGTCTGTTTTCTTCTTCGTCACAGGCCCTGGCATCGACGCAGTCGTCGCTAAACTGCTGCCCTTTGGTAAATCCAGTTCATTTTTCAACTCCGACTGCCGTTGAGCCTGTTCAGACTCCCGCTCCTTGCCCTCCTCGGCCAGCAACGTCTTGCCTGATAGTTCTCCTCGGTCGTACAACTCCTTGTTGACGTCGAAGTCTTCCGCACGGTTCCTCGTCTGTACCCTCGGTGGCTTGATATGAAGCACAATGTCATCGATATCGGCGTCGGTAATGTCTTCAACACCTCTGAATGCCGCGTATCGCAACGCCTGCATCAGTATAACCTCGTCCTCCGCGACCATCTGGGACTGTTCAAATCTCATTCCCTTATGAAACGGCCCCTCCGATACCAGCGTCGATGCAAAGTTCCCCTGCGATACGTCCGCTGACAGCATAAACTCAGGAATTTTCATCCCGGCAGAGCACGCGCGCAGAAGACTCGTCAGAACTTCGATCTGATTACTGTTGCCCGCGCCTGTCTCCGGGAACTCATAAGTGATCGTGCCGGGGACTGTGACCACGGATGCCGCTGGAAAGTCGAAACTCTCCCGCTGACCTGCAGATCCATCCCCCGTCTGTTGTGATGCAAGCCAGCTGCGCACCTGATCCGCTCCTTGGCTGGCGTTTATCGTCCGGATAGCACCAAACGCCGCCTGAAACGCCGATACTCGCATCAGGTTTGCCAGCAACTTCTTGGCAAAGATCATTTCCTCACGCACAGGCCAAAATAACGTCAATCCCCGTGGATCGTTCGCTAAAACATTCCGCTTGCGGTGCTGAACTGCCACTTTCCCTGAATTTAGGCTCTCAGGTGCAGGTACTGCCCCCATCCGAGAAACATAACGTAGATCAGGGAACCAGTCGCTCTCAATAAAATATGCGACAGGCCTGTACCTGATGTCGTTCGTACGCCGCACACCAAATAAGTCAATGAACTGATTTGGCGACGGATTGTCACCAGCATTCGAGTCCTGATATTGGCTGTTCGGGTCTTCCTCAAGATCAGTCGGTTCCGCGAAGTAAACTCGCAAAATCCCGTCGTCGTCGTAGTACAGAAGGTCAAATACCTCCCCGTGACGGTCGCAACGATGACTCACCTCCGACTGACGGAGCTTCCAATTGTTCTCTTTCTGCCACTTCTCAAGGAATCGCTCTGCGTTCTTCACAGCCTTTGCGTTCGGATTCGCCTCGTTCTTCGGTTTCACCGTGACGACGTGACCCGTGTCTGCAATGTAGTACCCTCGGTTGTCCTTCGCGTTTGAGCCCCAGCACACTCTCGACAAGCTGTCGCCCAACGTCATCACCCGGTTCACGCCCAGCGTCCCCTCAGTGATGTCGTATGGCTCCTCGCCGCCGGCCGGAAACGTGTCGTCGCCCTCGTCGTTCTGCCTAGAGTACCCCGTCCCCAACTCCTCCATGATCTGCCGCGCAACTTTCGACGCAGAAATGGCGAATAATTCGTGCTCGATGGAATACGACGTCGATTGATTTACTCGATTGATCATTTTGAATTCTCCTGAAGCCATATTAAACGGTTTCAGTGATTTCGCAAATGCAAACAAGCCTATTTTACTCGAAGTCTGACCACCAGCTACTCTTACTTCGCACGAAATGCGCATGCTGCCCGGCGTACGGCATCGGGATCATCGTCTGACAACACAAGATGCTGACCGTCTGAATCATCACGAAGATTATCATATCAGGGTCTTTTGATGAACAAGATTTACACTTCTTAGGCATGGTCTATCTCACAAAATTGTCCGTACGCCAAAGCGATCAAAAACGGATTTTCTTTGACAAACTTCTCCGTCACTCCCCTAAACCCAATCGACTTACAGTGATCAGCAATCTCTTTGCATCGCAGTTTCAACACCACCAAATACGCCTGCCTCAGTTCCTCTTCTTTCTCCCAATACTCTTTCTCAAGCACACCTATCTCTGCGTCACTCATCTCACTGAAGGATTTGTTTTTCATCATCGCTGACGCTCTTTTTATCAGCCTGAAACTCCAATACAAAATCTCGTCGATCGGTGCGTCCATCTTGTCGTCAGGGCTAATTGTCATTTTTTTCCCCCACCGGAATAAGATTGCAAAATTTATCCGTCTTCATCTCTTCGTCGTGCCACTGGCGTTCTGGGACACAGTTGTCGCTGCATCGCGGGCATGACTCTACGCTCGGCGAAAACCTGTCTCGCGTCGGTTCTGCCCATCTGTACTTGCACTCGTAACATGTGAATGCGCGCCAGCCTGTGCGAATAATCATCAGTACAAATCCTCCCAAACGTAACTGTCGTTCGCGCAATTCGGGCACAACATGAACCCTTCGTGATTCTCGATCCGCGTCTCGACCGCAATGCTCCATCCAGCCAGATGCAATTCAATTCGCTGCGCGTCTGTCCGTGTTCGGCATTTTCTGCAGACGGCTATCAGGAACTCGAAATGGTTCTCGTCGCAACGGAGGATCAGATCTTTGGCGAGCGGGATGCGTGATGGTTCGTCGTATTCCCACGATGGCTCCATGAACGATGGGAGTTTCTGTTCGTCGCTCACTTACGCAATTCCTTATAATACCGTTCCAAATGTCCCGGTAACTGCAACGCCATGTCCAGTGCGTCAATCGCGTCGTCATGCTTGCCCACACCGGGCATTCCATCCCAGTTCCTGAACTGGTTCAAAAGCAATGAAGTACTAGGGTTCTCAATTAACCTGAATTCTCTTCGCCGAAGAGGGCCGTCAAGCCTCCTAATTCGCATCTCTTTCTTCAACATGTCCTGAACCGGGATGATGATTCCCCCAGATCGAAGATACTTGCTGAGCGCGTAGTCCGGATGATCCACTGCGTAATGCATAATCAAGTCGATGAAGATCGACTGGAACTGAAGTGCCTCAATCCCAATCAGGTCTCCAGATCTGATCCTGTGATGCTCCTGATTCGTGAATAAAAAAAGATCCTCGACGATCTGGCCCGGTGGTCGTCGCTTTACGTCCGCATCAACGTATTTCAATTCGGAATTCTGCGCAACACAGATGATCGCCGAATAATCTCCCTTGTGCTGATGCTTCCCTTTGCTCGCATCAACCGAAAACATCCGCACAACGTCGCTTGCATGCCTCGGAACAGGATACTGCTCAAACGGAACCAGCAGGTCAATAAACAGATCGCGATTCCACTCCGTTCCAGTAATGCTCGATGCCAACCAGTTCCCGTGAAGATACCTGTCTCTCTCTGAATCAGAAAGCTGCATGAGCCTCTGTCGGTAACTTGGATCCGCCTGCATCAGAACCTGATTGTCGTTCAATGTCGCAGGAATAAATGTCGCCGATGTCGTCTCAAGAACTCCGTCATCGTCGTACGTCGGATCGTCTGACCATATGAACTCCTCTCCCAGCGTCTTGAAATATCGGATTACTCCTGATCTGTCTTTGATCGGATATCCACTGACAGGGTCGATCCACCAATGCAGAAATTTGTACAACCAACTCGATGCGTCAGGATTGCATGTGGCTCTCAGTGTTGCCTTGATCCCTGATTTGGATCTGCACCTCCCCCACAAAAACATCACCTGCGACTGCTCAAATTGTGCGCATTCATCGAAACCAACAAAGTCTAACTGCGCACCCTGATAATTGTTCAAGTCTTTAGTGAACTGCAAACTGCTCAGGTTTATCTTGGCTCCACTCGGAAACCTCCACTGCGCTGATGTGTTGTTGTAAATCGCACCCAGCTTCTCGTAGTTGTTCCGGCATTCATCCAAAAGACCACCAGGTGAACTTATCTGCGGATATGTCCTCCTGAAGATCGCTCCCCGAAACGAATGCACCGCAGACGGACCCTGACAATGCCGCAATGGGTCAAGCGTCAAAGCGAAACTCTTTCCGCTTCCTGCACTTCCGCCATACACCGCAAACTGCGCCTGCGTTGATAAGAAATCGTACTGTGGTGAGGAAAGCTTCATTGTTTGATTCTAGGATCCTTCACAATCAACCTCCCCTTGAAAAACGCAGCCCCGGTCACCCTGACCGCCTTCTTCTCGTATTTCCGCTGGTACTCACGCGCCAACCCCTTCTTCGGGTCCGGAGAATGCCCCTGTGACCTAGCACACTCATCATTCGATGCTTGACTCGTTCCTGTGTTTACTCCATCAATTCCGTAATACACACAATTCCCACTGATATACAAGTCTGTAAAACTCCCGTCCTCCTCGAACTGCCTCGCTACAGGCAATGCCCTCGTGACAGATTCGTCAAACCCGTCAGGGTACGGTACTACAAACGGGTACGTTAACTTGCGAATACGAACTGCTGGCTCATCCTCATCTTCAAGCAATAAGCCCAAAAGACGCTTCGAGTCGCTCACTGACTTGGGTGATGGTAACTGTGGACGGGAATCGTCCAATGTTGGCGTTCTGTCACCCGGCTCACCAGCAAAACACACTGTCATCGCAGTTACAATAATGCCGAGAATAAGTTTCATCGCTTACTCCATCATGTCTGATTTGCGGTCTGATTGAGCGTCACCAAATTCCCCAATCGTTAACCCCGTCACCGTCGCTCGCGGACCCGATGCTGGCCTCCCCTTCGATGGCGATGCACTAGCTGAAAGCAGGCTGAACACCGTCTGCCTCGCCTGTGACTCGGATTCTGCGTTAATGACGTCTAACTCAACCGTAACTCTCACTCGGTAACAATGGGACATCTGATGCACCTTCGGAACTGGAACTGGAACTGGAACTGGAACTGGAACTGACGTGATCTCGAACGCTTCGGGATCGATAATGTAGATCTGATTTGTCATCGGGAACTGTTGCCGTTCCCGTCTAAACTCACCGACGTGTGTTTAGGCGGTGATGGACGCGATATCAGTGGAACCATGTGCGAATTTGACTGTGTGAGCGTGCCACAGCCCTCGCACCAATTGATTTGCGGCGTAATGTAGATGAGATTGCGTTTACAGTTGGGACAGGTTGGTATGTTCATGCGTTTGGTTCCACTTCGTCAACAAAACATGCACAGCCGCCAAACTCAAAGTCTTCAACCGTAATCTTGCCGGACTGTACCAACTCTCTGAACTCAGAAAGTCTCAGGTAATTAGTCACTCCGTCTATGTTCTTACGGAGAAATGGCCTAGCTGTCGGACCAATCTCCCTGTAAGTAATCTCCTCCTGCTCCACATGCCACTGATAACGGTCAGGGAACCTCGCCAGTAACGTCGCAAACTGCGATTGACCTGCGCGAACACAGAATCCACCACAGTTATTATGCGGAAATCCCATGTCGTAAAGCCTCGGAAGTCTCACACCGTACTTCTCAATAATCTCCGTCCGCATGCAGTGCGAACTGTACCCATACGCCGACAAGAGAGAATCAACCTCGATCGGACTCCATAACTTCTTCGCTCGATCAATTCGCTCCTGCTCGTCACGC